AATCGGGGTTTACCCGATTTTAATTTTATAATATGTATGTGAAGTATTACTCGATTACTTCATCAATTTTACTTTCGACACATGCAGATATTCTCCAATCGTGAGTAAAACCTTCAAAGGCTTTAGTAACTTTAGCCTCAACATCTGTTACGTTAAAACCTTTAACTAATTTTTCTTCTCTGATTTTTTTAATCTTACCTGAATGCTCGTCTGGCATATCATACTGAATTTTTGCTACAAAATACTTTTCTTCCATTTTATTTTTTTTTCTTAGTTTTAATTAATACCCTAAATAATCGGTTAATTTTTTCATTAAGTCAAGTGATTTGTCTAAACCTTTTTCAGGTTCACTATTTACACTTCTTTGTTTTGTCTCTTCTTCAATGTTCTCATCGTACTTCATTCTATCATCTTGATTAAGGAATAAGTAAGCTCCTGGTGTTGATGGCGAGGATACTAAATCAAAACAAATTAATTCAAAATCGTCCTGCACTTCATTCCTTTCACCTTTTTTAACTAAAGAACCTACACCACGAGATGATACCCCCATAGTGACTCCCTGTCTCATAAGATTCGCTGCTTGGTCTCCTGGACATGATACAACACCTGTTTTATGAAAACCTGGTGATGTCAATAATTTTATTTTACCCATTAGAACATTACCTTCCCACCACATATCAGTTATCAAGTGTGATACACGGTCTAAGTCGATAAGTGACGATTCAGGGTGATTAAGTTCTGATATCGATAATCCTTTCTTTATTGCCTCTTGGTATTTTTCACCTTCTCTCCTTAATATTGATTCGGGATATATTCTACCGTTTCTATTTGGTGTGTCGTATTTTTGTAATACTGCGTAAAACTCGAAAGGTTTAGAATGGTCTAATTGACCGTATGATTCTTTTATAATATCGGCGTTACGTTTATCGTTTGGGTTTATAAAACCGGCATCCCACTCAATTAAAATCCCTTTACCCGTATCATTTGGTCCTAATATTTTCATATCTTTTATTTTATAAATATGCTACGTTTAGTATTCCATCGAGATAAAAACGTCCCATTCACTTATTCTAATTGGAGTTACTCTTAATAATTGGTTTATTTTGTCACTAACGAATATCTTATATTCTGTTGTTAAAACAGAATCGTCACCTTCTCCTGAGAAAAAAACGTAGTTATTCGCGAAGTCTGTAACTTCCTGTCCTTTATAAATTACTTTACCAATTTCAACCCGAACATTTATATCTTCGTCTTGAATATCACCTTCTATCATAACACTACTTGGTAAAATAAAAGTATCCCCATAACCAAATTCATATATAAATTTTTTAGGGTCTATAAGATTATTAAGATTATCTACAAGCGTATTTGCTTCAAATAATCTTAATAATTGACTTTCATTAATTACGACTTTCATTTAGTTGTTTTAACTATAAATAGATTAAACAGACTGTTTTTTAGTTTTATGTAGTATAAAATATTTTGATTTCATTAACGGATACCCATATAATGTATTAACTATTTGTTTTATCCTGTCTCTAAGTATCAACGATTTAAAGTCTATTTGTTCTTTTACAAATAATGTTACCTCTAAATTCATAAAACTTCTTTTACCTAATTGTATACCACTACTTCTTAAATCTAAATCGACTATGTTATGTTTTTCAAATAATAACGGGTCCACCGATTCTAATAAGTGATGTTTAATGTCCCTCTCTAACATACCTGTCGTTCTAACCCAATTATGAGCCGTCATTGTTGGTTCCACCCAACTTTGTATGAGAATATAAACTGATTTTAATTTTTTTGCATCTACTGTTCCATAACTACATTTCGCGTTTTCGTATCCCGTTAATTGGGACGTTTTTCCTTTTTTCATATAAATTCATAATATCTAATGTTTATTTGTTCGTTAAAAATATAACCATAAAAAGTACGATTGTCAAAATATTGATAAGTTGAATATATTTATTATAATAAGTCATATATGTTAATAATAGAAATAGGAAAAAAAGAAAATATCGAAAGAGCCTTAAAAAGGTATAAGAATAAAGTTTATAATACTAAACAGTTGAATAGGCTTCGAGAGGAAAAAGAGTTTACTAAGAAGTCTACTAAGAGACGTAAACAAAAACAAAAAGCCATTTATATCCAAAAAATAAAGGATTCAGAAATCTGAACCCTTTTTTTATTTTATATATGTAATTTAAAGTTATAAACCGTGTTCTAATTGTTTTAACTTATAAAGTGAAGTTAATGAAATTTCGGACTCATTAATATGATTTATAGTCTGATTTACTTTTTCATGTAAATCTTCATCATTCGATTCATTAATTTTTTCAGTTAATTTTTCTAATACAATACTTTTAGAATTTACAATCTCTTCAGCTAATTCAGTCTTAGAGAGTGATAAAAGAGTTTTTAATTCTTTTTTATCTTCCTCACTGATATCACTATATTCCTTATTAAATGTGTTTGTTGCTATTTTTAACATAGAACTTAAAGGAATGTTAACTGATTCGTTAATTTTTATATCCTCTTTATTTTCACCTAATAACTTTTTTATATTATTTTTACACTCTAAAACTTCTTCTAAGTTTCTAACTGAGTTATTATAAACCACAGTATCAATATCGGTATAGTTGTTATCTGAATTATTTTTTAATCCTTCAGAAACCCACATATTGATTTCTTTAATTTTTTTATCCTCAGTAGTTAATATATTTTTTATTGTTTCAATACATTCATTTACGTAGTCATCAACAATTTCTTTGGATAAACCTTTTTTCTTGGAAAGTTCATCATAAAGAAAATATGCTTCAGCAAGTTTCTCGTTCTCAATTACATGATTTTTAAATGACTTCATATTGGTTTTAAACGAATTTTTACCATATGACTTAGTCATTAAAGATTCTATATTTGATTTTATTTGTCCGAATTTATTCATAACGTTTTTATTATAAATATTAGTCATCTAGTAATGTTCTTAGTTCATCTTCAATTTTACCTAAAGAAGCTCTTCCTTTTGATAGGTCAATTTCAGATATACCGTTAATCATATCATTTTCTAATATCATATTTAAATCTTTTTCTGTAGTACTTTCAGGTGTAACCTCAGCTGCCGCTTCACCACCCGTATCTGTACCACTATCACCTAAATCACCACCTAAATCACCACCTAAATCACCACCTAAATCACCTCCAAAATCACTTCCACCACCACCAAATCCAGTGTCAGAAGGTTCTGTAACCTCACCTTCAGGTGCTCCACCTTCTCCAGGTTTATTACCATATAATTTATCGATGTTTGCAAATATTCCTGTTTTAGTGATTGTTTCAGGTGTTTTTTCAAGTTCTGCTCCAACAGCCTTTTCGATTCTTTGTTGTTGTAAATCTAATTTAATTTCCTCATCTGAGAAACCAAGAATATGTTTTTTAGCCCAAGAAGAAGAAACAGGTTGTATACCATTACCTGGGTCAGAAACTGCATCACGGTAAAGAGCCACTTTTTGTTGCCATTGTTCAACTTTAAGTAAGTCCGCTTGTGTTGATGGGTTAGTAAGACCTAATGTGAAATTATTTAATTCGTCTTCAAAACCTAATAAGTACAAATGTATTATCGCAATTTTATTTAACTCTTGAATCATAGATTTTTGAATTCTATTGATTGTTCTAGCAAATCTTATATCTTGTAAAGCTAAGTTTTTACCATCACCAACAACCTCTTCAAACCCTAAAAACGCTTTAGGTACTCTAAGTGCCGTTAATAATTTCTTTTGTATATATTCAATATCAGCAATTTCTGATAAGTTTTGTGCCCCTGGTAATGTGTCGATAGGGTTAGGTGCGTTAGCATCTCTAACGGGTATGAAGTAATCTTGGTCAACCGCCATTTGATTATATCTTAAATCGACATTACCGTTATTAGAGTCCACAATTTGGTCTCTTTTAAATTTGTTAGCGACTCTTTGTACGTAAGGTTCGACATCTTTGTCATCCATGTTACCTACAAAAACTTTGAATACTCGTCTTTCAGGCGCTCTTGATGTTCTATAAACTAACATCGCATCTTCAGATAAGATAAGTTGTTTCCATATTCTTCTCGCCTTTTCTAACATAGAAGTACCATAAGGTAATTTACGGTCATCACCTAATAATCTAAAGTGAGCCACTTCCCACGTATTTAATACCATATCTTTATTTTGCCATAAGAATTTTAAAGCATCATTATCGGTATCTGTACTATTTTTTTCAGGTTTTATTTTCATTCCTCGTTCTTGACGAGTAATTTCAATATTAGGTAGTTGTTGTACCCCCATAACCCCTTTCTCAGGGTCTAACTTTAGATAAACGAAGTTATCCCCATACTTACAAGTATTTCTCGTCCACATAGGTAGATTAGTACTAATATCGAGTCTATTGTTAAATAAATCCCCAAGTACTGACTTAATTCGTTTACTTTCTGAGTAAATCTGTAATATAAATCCATCTTCATTTGCTGTTGTTGATTCTTCCCCATATATATCTAACGCTGCAGATATTTCGGGTGTATATTCCATGCTTTCATAATCATAAAATGAAGCTAGTCTAGTCGGTTCATAATATACCGCTTGAGTATATAAGTTGTTCTCTACCTTCTGCCATTGTTGACCAAGATAGAGTGTTTGTTGGGCTTGAAGTTTTTCTCTCTCATACTCCTTTTTATCGGGAGTCTTTAAAAGTTCTTTCTTGTCAAACTTAAATACGGGAGCTTGTTGGTCTAACGTTGAGTCAGGACCAAATACCTTAGTAAGTCGTTGCCATATAGTATAATTTTCTGCCATACTTCTTTTTTAGATAAATAGTAACATTATTTGAATTAAACTAAACATTTAAAACTTTCCAAATAACCAAGAATTATCTTGATAATCTTGTTTAGTTGCCTGTCCTCTATGTCTATTGTGGTTTATTCCCCCCGGTAATGCCGATAAACTTGGATGAAAATCGTTAGAGGTATTTTTGACGGGAGTTTCATTAACTAACCAACTTTCCATCATGGCTTTAGTTTGTTCTGTCACCTTTTCTAATTGAGTAAATGAATTTTCTCCAACATAAATTGCCATAGCGATAGCCATAATTAAATCATCATGTTGTCCTTTTTGGTGGTCGGGCCTACCGTTAATATAAACAAAAGTGTTTAATTCATTTAATAACCTTGTTGACCTTATTTCAAAATTATGTCTTAACGCCTCTTCAAATGACGCCACAATCTGTACTCTTTTATTATTGAAATTTAATCCAGGAATCTTATCTAAAGTTTTAGGATTATATTTCCATTTGTCAGCGGCATTAACACCTTCAACATATAAATTTTTATATCCTAATTCTTGTAGTTTTCTTGATGTAGATACGCCCATACCACCTGTAATATCAATGACAATAAATGCTGAATACATTGTTGCCCATTTAAATGCTATTTCTGCGACGACATCTGGTGGTACTTTACCTAAGTACTCAAGAACTTGTTCTCTCGTTTCAAAATCTATTATAGTAAATGTAGTATAATCCTCACTATCACCACGAGAAACATCAATACCCATAATATATTTATGACCTTGTACCGGTTCTTTCCATTGCCACAATGAACCACCTATAAATTTATTTATTGGTTCTTGTATGAAGTTTTGTTTAATAATTTCAATCGTACTACTTGGGATGACGTTATCCCCTGAACCCAAGAAATTACACTCCAATTCCTGTGAGATTTTTCTTCTATCGAATTTAAGTTTTTTAGCCATACCTTCGAACCATGAAGAATAAACTTTGTATCCATTTGATAATTTTTCTTTAATTTCTTCGTAATCCCTTTCACGGGGGTCGATATCACCATATCTGATTATTATTTTACTGTCATCGTAATCTTCACGATTTAACATATAATGTATAATGTCGTTACATTTGATGAGTTGTAAGTCTTTAGCATAACGAGGGTCACGATACCAATACATTTCAGTTATCTTAAAATCGTTCATACCCCTTAAGGCTTGGTCATATATAGTATAATAAATTGGGTCAAAACCATTAGGTGTTGAAATTACAATAACTTTACCACCTGTAGAAAGTGACGCCATACACGCAGACCAAAAGTCATCATCAGCGTCAATAAACGCCGCCTCGTCAAAAATAAGTATTGTTGGTGTATACCCACGAAGTGCATCTTTTGAGGTTGCAACGGCTTTAACTTCACAACCATTTGATAATTTAAAATGTCTTTGAGAATTTTTTTCGTTAGAATAAGATATCCCAAACCATGTTGGCCATTGGTCAATAAAACTTCTAACCTTATTAGCGAATTCTTGTGATGTATCTAATTTGTTTGCAATTATTAGTACCTTTTCAGGTTTTCTTTTAGATGCGGTAACTACTTTTTTTGATGCCCAAGCCGCGGTAACTGTAGAAACACCCGCCTGTCTATACTTTAAGGCGATATTTTCCTCATAAGTATCATAATCATTAATTAATGTTTTTTGGTCTGAAAATAATTCTAAAGGTACGTACTGTGATTGCGTATTATCGTAGGTTTGTAGATAAGTTTTTAATGCGTAAGGTGTATCTTTTACACACCTAGCATATTCCAATAAAACTTGCTCTCTTGATAGTCCCATCTATACATAATAAGTTTTTTTTATGATAAAGAAATACCCAACCCGTCTAAAAGACCTGAAAGGTCATCATCATCGTCATCATCGTCATCGTCATACTGTGATATAGCATCTTCATAATCTTGAGACTTTAATTCTTCTATAATCTCATCCACCATTTTAGCTACAATTTTTTTACCATCATCAGAACCAGACATAATCATTTTAGCAACATCGAAAAATTCATCAGTAGTTAATGAAGAAAATCGTGAAAATAAATAATTTTGTATTTCTCTTAAATCGTCATCGTATAATTTCTCAGGATACGAGGCCATAAATTTTTCCCAAATAACCGGTCCTAATCGTAAATCCCATATTTCGTAAGGTAATGTATCTTGAGACGCCATAACCATATCCGCAGCTTTAGGGTCGTCAGGCAATCCTTGAGTACCTAAGACTTCGTAAACTCCTTTTAGAAGTTCATGTATCAA